TGCCGCTGTTGCTGAAGCCCGAGCGTGTGCTGCCGGTGGGTGGCGCGGGCGTGGCGTTCGACACGCTGCGCGCTGCGCTGGCTGCGATTCCCAACGAGGGCGAGCGCGAACTGGATTACGACGGCTGGCGCAACGTGATCTTCGCCATCCATAGCGAGACGGACGGCGCCGACGAGGGGCTGGCGCTGGCGCATGAGTTTTCAACCAGGTCAAGCAAGTACGACGCGGACTTTCTCGACAACCGGGTGTGGCCCTACGCCAGGAGCGACCGCGAGGGCGGTATCACCGGCCGCACGATCGTCGCCATGGCGCGCGAGCATGGCTGGGTAGAGGACGTGAGCGGTGAGTTCGAGGTGGTGGCCGCGAAGCATGCCGACGAGGAGCCGCTACCGGCCTTCAAGCGCGACAAGAACGGGCGCATCGAAGCGACGATCGAGAACGTGGCGATGGCGGTGCGCCGGGCTGACCTGTGCGGCATGGAAATCCGCCACGACGGCTTCCGCGATGAAATCATGTTCTCCCAGCGTGACGATGACTGGCGCACTTTTAGCGACGCCGATTATTCGAGGCTGCGCATCACCCTGGAGAAGTCTGGGTTCAAGGCGATCGGGCGCGAGCTGATTCGCGACGTGGTGCATATGGTGGCCGACGACCAGCCGTTCGATTCCGCCGTGCTGTGGCTGGAAGGCCTGCCCTGGGACGGTGTCTCGCGTGTCGAGACGTTCCTGCAGGCCTACTTCGGCGCCGGGGACACGCCCTACACTCGCGCGGTGTCGCTGTACCTGTGGACGGCTATGGCCGGGCGCGTGCTGGTGCCGGGCATCAAGGCCGATATGGTGCCCATCCTGGTGGGCGAACAGGGCGCGGCGAAGAGTTCCAGCGTGGCGGCGATGGTGCCTAGTCCGGAGTTCTTCACCGAGGTGAGTTTCCACGAGAAGGACGAGGATCTGGCGCGCAAGATGCGCGGCCGGCTGCTGGCCGAAATCGGCGAACTGCGCGGCCTGCACACGCGCGAGCTGGAGAGCATTAAGGCCTTCATCACCCGCACCCACGAGAACTGGGTGCCCAAGTACAAGGAGTTCGCCACCAGTTTTCCGCGGCGCCTGGTGTTCATCGGCACGACCAACAAGGACGAGTTCCTGGCCGACGAGACGGGCAACCGGCGCTGGCTGCCGGTGCGCACCGAGCGGGCCGACATCGAGGCTGTAAAGCGCGACCGCGGCCAGCTGTGGGCCGAGGCGCGCGAACTGTTCGGCCTGCTCGGGGTGGCCTACCAGGGCGCCGAGGAACTGGCAAAAGAGGTTCACGCCGAGCACACCATCACGGATCCGTGGGCCGAGGAAATCGCTCGCTGGCTGAACGAACCGGAAATGCTTACAGGCGAAATTCCGCAAATACGCGATTTTCTGCAAATAAGCGAAGTCGCGCAGGGCGCGCTGCGAATTGAGCCTAAGCAAATGTCAAAGCGCGAAGAAATGCGAATAAGCAATTCTTTGCGCGAATGCGGTTTTGTGCGCGTTCGTCGTTACGTTTGTGGAAAGCAGAAGTGGGTTTGGGCGGTCAATGAGACCACCAAGACCACCTAGAAAAAATAGGTGGTCTTTGTAAAAAATTGCACGTTCGAGAGTGAGCCGAAAACAGGGGGCGACAGATGCAAAAAACGGTTGCGGTGAACGAGCGGGGCTTGCGCATCGGAGAGGATCACCAGAATGCGAAGTACACCGACAGCGAGGTGGAAATGGTGTTGAGCCTGCGCGACGCTGGTAAGAGCTACGGCTGCATCGCTCGGATTCTGGAAATGCCGAAGAGCACCGTGCGGGATATTTGCAGGGGGATCCGGCGCTGCCAGTGCGCGGCGACCTGGAAGACGGTGCGCGTACCTGAACCGGTTGGTGGTTGAATTCGAGCATGGAATCTATCCGCACACCTGAAAAAGAAATCGCGTTTCTCGCCGCGCTCGCTGCGACTTGCAACGTGACGAAGGCCTGCGGGGCGTCGGGTGTTGGGCGTCGAACTGCCTACGAGTGGCGGACGAACGATCCCGACTTCGCCAGCCGCTGGGAAGACGCCATGCGCATCGGGGCCGAAGCGCTGGAGGACGAAGCCAAGCGGCGAGGCTTCGACGGCGTGGACGAGCCGGTCTTCCACCTGGGCGTGGCGACGGCCACGATCCGCAAGTATTCCGACACGCTGGCGATTTTCCTGCTCAAGGGCGCGCTGCCCGAGAAATACCGCGAAAACTCCAAGGTCGAGCTGGCCGGGTCGCTGGCCCTCAACACCATGAGCGACGAGGAAATCCGCGCCGAACTGGCCGCGCTGACAGCAGGCGGCGTGCTGCATGCTCCAGACGACGCCTCGGACCTCATCTGAACGCGACCGTCTCGCTCGCGCCCTGCTGCTGGCGCGTGAGCTGAAACGGCGCACCCCCTGGTCCCCTCTTCCCGGCCCGCAGTCGCTGGCCTACAACAGCACGGCCGACATCATCGGCTACGGTGGCGCGGCCGGCGGCGGCAAGACCGACCTGGCCTGCGGCAAGGCGCTGACGCGGCACCGCAAATCGATGATCCTGCGCCGCATCGGCACCGAGCTGACGGGCGTGATCGACCGCCTGGAAGAGCTGATCGGATCGCGTGACGGCTACAACGGGCAAAGCAATATCTGGCGCCGCCCAGGCCTGCAGATCGAGTTCGGCGCGGTGCCCAACGCGGGCGACGAGCGCAAGTTCCAGGGACGGCCGCACGACCTGCTGGTGTTCGACGAGGCGACCAACTTCCTCGCTCAGCAGGTGCGCTTTCTGCTGGGCTGGCTGCGCACCACGGTGCCGGGCCAGAAGTGCCAGGCGCTGTTCACCTTCAACCCGCCGACCAGTGCCGAGGGGCGCTGGGTGATCGAGTTCTTCGCGCCCTGGCTCGACAAGAAATTCCCCCGGCCGGCACAGCCCGGCGAACTGCGCTATGCCGCCTCGCTGCCAGCTGACACGACCAACCCGAACGGGCGCGACCTGTGGGTGGACGACGGCCGGCCCTTCGTGCTGGTGGACGGCGCGCCCCACTACGACTACGACCCGGCGGACCACTCGCCGGACGACATCATCACCCCGATGAGCCGCACGTTCATCCCCTCGCGCATCACCGACAACCCTTACCTGCTGGGGACTGGCTACATGGCACAACTTCAGGCGCTGCCCGAGCCGCTGCGCTCACAAATGCTGAAAGGCGACTTCACCGCCGGCATCGAAGACGACGCGATGCAGGTGATCCCGACCGCGTGGGTGGAGGCTGCCCAGGCGCGGTGGAAGCGACCGGACAAGCTGGCCGACATGGACTCGCTGGGGGTGGACGTGGCGCGCGGCGGGCGCGATAGCACGATCCTTGCGCGTCGACACGACATGTGGTTCGACGAGGCCCTGGTCTACCCGGGTAGCGCCACGCCGGACGGGCCGACCGTGGCCGGTCTCACCATCGCCGCCAAGCGCAACGACGCGGTGATCCACATCGACGTGATCGGCGTCGGTTCGGCGCCCTACGACTTCCTCAACGACGCGGGCCAGCAGGTCGTCGGCGTCAACGTGTCTGAGGCTGCCACCAGCACCGACAAGTCGGGGCGGCTGCGGTTCAGGAACCAGCGCAGCGAACTGTGGTGGAAGATGCGTGAAGCGCTGGATCCGGCCAACAACACCGGCATCGCGCTGCCGCCCGACCCGCGCTTACTGGCCGACCTGTGCGCACCGACGTGGGAGCTGTCCGGCTCGACCGTGCAGGTGGCGAGCCGCGAGCAGATCATGGCTAAGATCGGGCGATCGCCCGACCATGGCAGTGCCTACGTGCTCGCCCTGCTGGATACGCCAAAGCGCTCGGTGGTCTACGCCATCGGCGGGCGCCGCAAGGACTACGACCCTTACGCTTAGCGGAACCAGCCGAAATGCTCGGCCAGCAGGATGAGAGGAATAATCACGACGAGCATAATCAGGCGCAAGCCGCTGCCTTCGATCAACCAAGCCCATGTGTTTTTCATGATTTGACGCAGTTGTAGAACAACCAGAAATCTTCCTTGCCGGCGAACTGCGCGTGCTTGCCGTGCTGCTGGCAGTGCTGTTCGGCGTGGCTGAGTGCCTGCTCCATGCCGACCCGGGACCAGTTCACCGTGACGGTGTTCTCGGTGCCCCCGCGAACGGGGTTGTAGGGCGCGCTGGCGCAGCCGGTGAGTAGCAAAGCGACGATGATTGTTTTCATATTTTCCTCCCCTTTGCGCTCAGTATAGCCGAGGGTGCGCGTACCTCAAGCCGGCCCGCGTAGATTGCGCGCATGGAACCCGTAACCATCAAACGCTGCACGCTCGAAGAGGTCGAGGCCGCGCCCAATTTGCCGGCCTTGCTCGCCGAGTACGGGGCCGAGTCGGCTATCGAAGGGCTCGGTTCGCAGAACATGCAGGGCGATACCTACCGCGCCTTGGAGGCTGCGGGACTGCTGCGCATCGTTGGTGCCTGGCTGGACGGAGAGCTGATCGGCTTCATCGCCGTGCTGGTATCGGTCCTGCCGCATTACGGCAAGCGTGTCGGGGTCAGCGAGTCCTACTTCGTGGCGCCGGCGCACCGCAAGACCGGCGCCGGCCTACTGCTGCTGAAGGAAGCCGAGCGGATGGCGCTGGAAGACGGCGCGATGGGTTTTTTGCTGAGCGCCCCGCTCGGCGGCAGGCTCGCCAGCGTGCTGCCGGCCAGAGGTTACCGTCACACCAACCAGGTGTTCTTCAAGCCCTTGGGCCAGATCACCGCCCATACCCGAACCATACCGGCGATGACCAGCGAGGCCGTCGACAAGGTGCGCGGGGCTGAAGCGAAGCTGATGGAACTGCCACAGATCGACATTCCCACGCAGCACGCGCTGCATGCCGGCATGTACGCCCGCACCATCACCATTCCCGCGGGCGCGGCCATTACAGGGGCGCTCATCAAGATCCCCACCATCCTGATCGTTGACGGGCACTGTGAAGTGTTCACCGGCAGCGAGACGGTGGAGCTGAATGGCTATCACGTCATCCAGGCCGAGGCGCATCGCAAGCAGGTATTCCTGGCGTACACCGATACCCACCTGACCATGCTGTTCCCTACGCGGGCCGAGACGGTTGAGCAGGCCGAAAACGAATTTACCGACGAGGCCGCGCTGCTTTGGTCGCGCCGGCTAGAGAACCAAGGAGAGCACAAATGTCTGGTGGAATAACAGCAGGGATGGTCATGGCCGGGGCGGCGGTTGCGGGGGCGGCAGCCACCGTCTACAACGGCCAGCGGCAGGCCAGCGCGCAGAAGAAAGCGCAGAACCAGGCGATGAAGCAGGCCGACGCGCAGGCGTCCGCCGCGGAGCAAAGCATGAACGCGGCCAACCGC